ATCACGTCGAGTCAGCGTCCGCCTGGGCCTCGATTGAACATGGAGGACGCCTCTGAGAAACCTATGAGTTTTCGCGATATTGCTGCTCGACCGCAGTTTATCGCGAATGGTGTTTGGCTTAACACCGATCCTGTTGGGACTGTTCTCAAGCAATATGTTTTGCCATGGGATTTTATCATTGGCCGGAATGTTGTTGCTTTTGATACTTTTACCTTTTGGCGTGGCATTGTTCGTGTCTCTATCCAATTGCAGAGTCAGAGCTTTATGGCCGGGCAGTTGATCCTTTATTGGACCCCACTTGCTGCTCCCCCTGAGGTTAATGCTTTCATTGTTGATAGTCGTGCTTCTCAGACGGCTGCACTTCATGTCAAGATACCTGCTGGGTCACCCCAGATGTGTGTTCTTGACATTCCTTACGTTCATTTCGAACGTTTGATGCCTTTGAGATATCCCAATGATTATCTCCTTGGAACTCTGACACTTGCTGTGCTCAATCCTATGGCTCTCGGAATTGACGCTCCACAGACCTCTATACCATATTCGGTCTTTGCTTCCTTTCCTGATGCTGATTTTCAGGTTATTCGTCTTCTTGAGGATCCTATTGAGAGTAAGGACTCTGAACCTGTTCTTGTTTCCCAGGGTGGTTACTTTTCTAAGGAGAGGATTCATGTTGATGATCATGTTAGGGATTTGCCTAAGCGTCGCGCCCTTACTTATGATCAGCCCATCATCTCCTTTCCCCCTGTGGCTAACGCCGAGGCTTCTTGGTCCAATCTTGCCACACTTGATGGTTCCATCCCGACGCGTGTTCTTGATACTGATTTTCACCCTCGGTATCTTGATAGTGCTGAGGTTGGAACTACACTCGATGAGACTACACTCGGTTATCTTTTGCGCAAACCGACTTTTGCGCGATCGTTCCAGTTCACCTCTGAGCATGTTTTCACTGAGCGTGTTGATAGTGGCCTTCTTACCGTCAATCAAGCTGGTGTTGAGCTTGGGGCTGGGATCATCTTTGATGTCACACTAGCTGAATACTGTGTGGCACCATTCGCCTTTTGGAAGGCCGACCTCGTTTTTACTTACGAGGTTATTGGAACACCATTCCACTCAGGTCGTCTGGCTTTTTACCCTATGTACGGGATTATTGCCCAACCTGATTCGACATATGCCATACTTAGTCAGTATGCAGATGTCATTGATGTTTCATCCAAAACTTCCACCTTTCGCTTTGTTGTTCCTTGGCGAGAGGATCGGGAGATGCTCCGTGTCTACCACGGTGCACCTTTGACTAATTTGCGGGATCTTTTTAAGTACTGCATGGGTTCGTATGCCCTTATTGTTAT